TGAAGTTCCTTTGGAATGATTAATTTCATTCCTCGGACAGCAATTTTCAGGCCACGCTCATCGGTAAAGCCTGCGATATCAATCAACATCTGCTCAAGAGATGTTTCGTTGAGATCGGAAGCAGTTGCCAGAACGTTCGACTGATTACCCGAAATAGACGGGTGATCTGCTGCACACAAAGCCGAGCCGTCACCGATAGGACTAGCAGTGCTGAACGCATTGTTCAGTACACTAGCTGCACGGATCTGCTTGGTTTGTGACATGGAACGTGCCAGCGCACGAGTGTAACGTGCTGCCAACTTGTCGTAGAGATTGTCTTCGATAGCTTCCTCTGTGATTGAAAAAGCCAGCGCGATTGTCTCGTGCGAATACCGTGCAGTGTATGTTTCCTGCGCAGCATCAAACGAGATAGCGCCACCTTCTGATTTCACAGGGGCAGTGCCGAAGCCAGAAAGCATTACTTCTTCTTCAAACGCTCTGTCCGAGGACTCTTCGTCAAAGATTTCAGCATGCTCTTGGTCGTAACGATCATATTCTAAGCCGAACAAAGCATTTAGGCCGGGTTCAAGCTCTTTCGCCAATTGGGCGCGTGTAATAGCCATTTAGACTCTCCCGTTAAATGCCAGTTGTCGTGGCAGTGGTTTGTGAATCGAAACGCGCATTTGGAGAGTTGTAGTGTGAGTTAATTCGCACAACCAAGCCAATACCTGCGGCTGCGAAATCACTGTTGGCTTCGTCATCGACGATACCCATGATTTTCAGCGGCAGAGTAGCCGTTGTAGCGATTGATGACACTGACAACGCTGAGTTAGAGCGTCCGGTATCCGTGCTGCCCGTTCGAGCAGACGTGCCAAGGCTAGCATTCGCAAAAACACCCGTTAGAGCAGTAGCTCTGTCGGTGATTGATGCGTCAGTAGCAACTTGGAAAGTTTGCATCGGGTTGTCTGCAACGAGAGCTTTGACGGGGTGATTTGTGTCAACGCTAACGCTAGCTGAACCGGGCCAGTAGTTTAAATAAACAGGCTTCTTGCTTACTGAATCCATGTACTGAATTCCCATCAACACACCCAGCGCAGCAGTTGTACCGCCCGCCGTGTCGCCTGCTTGATCAATAACACCAGCCGAAGTAGGAACTACGATGCTGTATTGAAAAATAGCGTTAGTGTTGTTAGAGGCAATTTCGTACTCAGTAATCCCTGTTGAATTTGCGGCTGCGCCGACAAGTCCAATAGGACGAAGCCCGTAAGCGGTTTCTTGATTTGCCATGTTTTGCTCCTAAAAGCTTACTTACGAGGACCACCAAAAGTTACACGGGATTGACGTTCTGGTTTGTCAATCACCATAGTTGAGTGTGCATTCTCGCGAAGAACATCCGTTTCAATGGCTTCAGCTTGATCTGCGTTCTTTCTCTCGAAATACTCAGTTCTTTCTGCAACCGTTTCCAACGGGATTCTTGCCAGAAGCAACCCGCCAACACCAAACACGCCTTCATATTTCCCTGATTCTACAGTAGGTGCCTCAAAATCCGGGTACTCATCGCGTCGAACTAACTCGTAGCCCTCTCGCATACGAGATGAAATGTTTGTGCGGTCTTCAAAACCACGCACTTCAGCACGTATCCAACGATGTTTATACCCTTCCGGCGCAGGGGGCGCGTCTAATTTAGACGGTGGACTCCACGGTTTTCTTCTAACCTGTGTAGCCCGTGATGATTTAGCGCGGGAAGTTCTCTTGATAGCATCAATTTCATCTTTTTGATTATCCGTCATTGTCCTTCCTTCACGTATTTTGCGTACTCTTCGAGTGGCACTCCCAATCTTTTGGCAATTGTTACTTGGCTCGGGGAGAGACGAACCTTCTTGCCGCGTCCGGACGACTTGCCGCGAGATACCCCCGCAACTGATTGACCGGAACGATTATTTCTTTGTGCATCTTCCGCATCAGAAAACCTGTGTGGAAATGCATCTCTCATTCGAGAATCTAGCGCATCATAGTAATCATTGCTAGAGGGGTCAAACCCTTCATCTTGAACGAGTTTTTTGTGTAAACCGAAAGCTGCAAAGGTCATTGCATCATCGGTTCCAAACCAATCATTCTTTTCTGCCCATTCTTCTGCTTTAGCATCGGGGGCAGGCACTGACGGTGCCGGTTGATATTGCGGTTGAGGCTGCTGTTGCGCATACAACTGCTGTTGTTCTTGAGCTTCTACTTGAGCCTGACGCTGGGCTTTAGCTTGCGCGTGCTTGTCTGCGGCCAAAGTAAGTTGCGCTATTCGTTCTTGCGCGGCCATCTGACGATCTACGTCGCCCGTTTCAATAGCGGTCTTTAGCTCTTCTTTAGCGCGAGTCTGCTCTGAAACTACCCTATTACCGTATTCGGTTATGTAGTTTTGATCTAAAGATTGCAGTCTTTGCTTAACAGAAGTGTTTTCTGTCTGGATAGTTTGAGCGTAGCGAAGTGCTTCTTCTCTTTCTCGCTCCGCTTCTTTAGCTCGCTTAGTAAGCTGGTTTATACGCTTTTGAACGCTTTGGCTATACTTCTCGTGCTCATCGTCGTTAGATTCTTCTACCGCCGGTTCCGCGCTTGCCTCGGTATCCGGCGTAGATTCAATCTCTACTTCCTGTGCTTCTTCCGTAAACTCAAGCTCTACTTGGCCGTCATCGGCTTCGTGAGCAGCTTTTGCTTCACTCATTTGCATGTCCCTTAATTGTGGTGAATATCAGTAGGGTCAAGGATTGTGGCTAGAATCTCGTCGTCATTTAAGATTCGTACCTCGCTGCCAAACACAGCAGCGTCTTCTCCGTTTAAACGGAACCTAGATCCGGCATAACGCGCAAAAATCACCCATTGGTTTTCTTCGCACCACCCGCCTCGCGGATATTTTTCGCCGTCTTTGTATGCATCAGGACCCAGACGAAGCACATACCCAACGTTAGTTTGAATAGCGTCTTCTTCCAGAGTCTTGGTGTTTAGTAAAATACCTCCCTTGCTCTTTCGCGGAGCGCGAAAAGGCATGATTAAAATGCGCCAACCCGTGGGCTGCGGCAGTCTTTCGATTGCAGATTTTTCAATCAAAGAAGGATCTAGCACGCGTTCCTCTTCAGAAACGTATACCTTGGACAAGTCCAAGGTTTCTTTAACTTCAGACATCCATCATTTCCTGTTTGTCTAGCATTTCAGAAAGCTCTACGAGAACGTAATCGCATGCGCGAATTTCCCCCATACACTCCCTGTAATGTTCCATATCTTTAATCCCGCCTTCCGACATTAGCTCGGTAATTTGGGCCTTGCGATCCAGCAGCGTCTTTCGGACATACTGCACAATATCGATACCGTCCAATCTAAGTGTCCTTAATTATCCGACGATATCTCATATTCTCGCGTCTTTGGCACAGGAAATCAACGACCGTTATAGGTCACCTTGTGTATTTTGTTGCTTGAGCAACTCTCTTTGCATGCCCGCATCAATACGAGCCGCCGTCTGGTTTTCTTGGCTTTGTAGCCGTTGTTGGAACTGAGCCTCACGCTGCGCAAGCTTTTGGCGCTCTAGCTCAAGCTCTTGTTGCTCCATAGCCATGTCGTTTTGTTCTTGCTGCGACTTCAACTGAAGTTCTTGTTGTTTCAACTGAACAAGAGGATCTGGTCCTTGTTGCGGCTGTCCTGCTTGCTGTACTTGCTGACCAAGCTGCACTACTTGCTGCATGATCGTCGCAACGTTTTGAGCGACCAAAGATTGATACTGCTCATTATTAGCAGGGTCAACTAGCGCAACGTTCGGGTTTTGCTGCATAAACGCCTGCTCCGCCTGCTCCTCTGCCATTAACTGAACGTGATTCAAAATGTGCTTCTGTATGGCAGCAACTACTTGAGGCAGTGAGGACGCAATACCACCTGTAACAAAGATTAAGTGGGCTTGGATATGCGCCATGTGGTTCTGGCCCCGGAATGCCTGTAACGCCACGTTATTCAGCGCGTCCATGTTTTCCTGTGCGGGGTCCTTCGGAGAAATCTCGTTTGGCGTATCCGCCCGCAAGATCATGTCAGAGTTCTTAACGCCCAACGCGTCGTACACTCGGCGATACACTTCGGGAATGTTATGTATCTCAGGAGCCTGCATAGCCATCTGTAACTCAGTCTGAGCCAAAGCAATTCGCTGACTTTGAGAAAAAATGTTCGGATCAGATACGGGAAGAACGTCTACCCTATCGTCAAAGTCCTTGGCCTTAACCGTAGACTCTGCGCCCGGCACCTCATACGGATAGACCGGAGGTAAACTTTCTTTCATTACACGAGCCAAGATCTTGAACTCAATCTTCATGGCGTAATGTAGCCGCTTATGGACAGCACTCATTACACGAGTGCCCTGCTCAATCATAGCTATCGTAGTGCCGACAGCCGCGTTTGGATTGGCGTCACTCACTTTCATGTCAGTGATGGTGGCGAAACGCTGCGCAGCGTCCACTACAAAGCCTAGTAGCTGGAAAAGCGTGCCATCCGGGCCTTTGAACGGTAGTGGCATCAAACTGTCTCTAATCTGCCCTCCGGGCGCGTCAACGTCCCTAAATTCACCCGGCTGTAAGGGTGAATCATCGTCCCTGATCCGCAGGCCGCGAGCCTTGAAGCCCGCAGGAAGGTTAGAAAGCGTACCTGCATCAATCAATTGACGCAGTGCAGCGGTCGCGGTTCGCGATAAACCACCGATTGTGTGAATCAAACCAAGGCCGTAAAAGCCAAATCCGGGCAAAAACTTGTAATGGACAAAGTACTGAATCTTCGTAGTTAACGGGTCTTCTTCCTCGTAATTACGTCGAACAGACAATATTTTGCTGTTTTCTTCGCTGATAGTGACGATATAGGGCACTTTTATGCCGGTTTCTTCGCCATCTTCGTCCTTGTTCTCATAGCCGGGCAGGTCTAAATCCGCGTGAAACTCCAGCAAAGTGCAGTCGTAATCGATATTTGAGGCGCTAACACCGTCAATGTGGTCGATTTCATCCGAAATACTGCTGCTGCCTGCTTGTGAAGGCAGGACAGGTATGTCGCGGTAGAATCCTGCGATCTGTTGCTTACGCAGATCGTTTAACGACGTGCGCACAACGTGTGTAATACACGGGCAGGTTGCCAGATCAGACGTTTCGTAGGGCACAACCAAGTGCTCTGCGGGCACAAACTTACTAACAGGGCGACCTAACGTGTCGTCAAAGTAAACTTTCTTAAACGTACTGCCCGCCAAAGGCAGATTAAACAGCATTTGGTCGAATTCAGGGGTGTACTCTTCCATCACGTTGGTGATGTAGTAATTCATGAAGTTCTTTACACGACTAGCCTGCTCCGACTTAGCGTGCGTCGTTGATCCAAGAACCGTGGTTCGTATAGGACCGCCCGCAGGCAAAAGCTCATTGAACGCCTGAGCTTGGAACTGAACAGCCGCCTCGGCAAGCAAAGGGTGTGTGACCCCTGTAGCGCCCCTAAAAGGCTCTGTGCGCTCTTCGTAGT